CGGCCGCGCTGCAAGCACTCGCCCCGGATGTACGGGCGCGCGCAGGCCGCATCCCCCCCCTCGCCCCTCGTGAGACGGGCGCCTTCCCAACTGATGGAGATTTTACCCATGCTGACCATGCCGGCGCTGCTCGAGCAGCGCGCGAAGCTCAAGACCGATGCCGAGGCCGCGTTGGCTTCCGGCGACGACGCGAAGGCGGCGCAGATCGTCGCCGAGCTCGACGCGCTGATGGCTCGCATCTCGACGCGCGCGAAGCTGAACGAGATGGACCGCACCGCGCCCGCGCGGCCGGTGGATCGCAGCGCAGCCCGCGTCGATGTGCGCGGCTTCGGCGCCGTCGATCCTGCGAAGTTCAGGGGCGAGTTCTGGAGGGCTGGCGATGGCTCGCTGATCCCTGTTCTCGATCGCGAGCAGCGGCTCGCCGACATGCTCGACGGTGCCGAGCAGCCGGAGTCGTCCGCCGCCTCGCAGATCGGGCTCGGCGGCCTGGCGCGCGCGATGGTGCTCGGGCCGCGCTCCGAGATCGAGAAGCGCGCGCTCGGAGAGGCGACCGCCGGCGCCGGCGGCGTGCTCGTGCCGACGCCGCTTGCCGCGAGCGTCATCGACCGGCTGCGCGCAGTGAGCCGCGCGGTGCAGGCCGGCGTTCGTACGGTGCCGATGACCACGCAGACGCTCAAGATGGCGCGCATCACCACCGACCCGACCGTGGCGTGGCGGGCGGAAAATTCGGCCATCGCCGAAAGCGATCCCGCCTTCGACAGCGTGACGTTGACCGCGAAGTCCCTCGCCTGTTTCTTCAAGGTCAGCCGCGAGCTCGTCGAGGATGCGCCGAACCTCGACGCGGCGCTGCGGAACGTGCTGGCGCAGTCTTTCGCCGTCGCGCTCGACGCGGCAACGCTGGTCGGATCGGGCGCCAGCAACCAGCCGCTCGGCATTCGCGGGACCTCGGGCATCACGTCCGTCTCGATGGGTGGCAACGGCGCGGCGCTCGCGTCCTGGTCGCCGGTGCTCGATGCAGTCCGAGACCTCCAGCTTGCGAACGCCGGCACGGTCTCGGCGATGATCGCGTCGCCGCGCACGGCGCGCACGATCAACGGCTTCGCCGACACCACGAACCAGCCTTTGCAGCGGCCGCCGGCCGTCGCGGACGTGCCGCTGCTGACGACGACCGCGATGCCCGTGAACGAGACACAGGGCACCGCGACCAACGCCAGCACGATCCTTCTCGGCGACTTCGCCGAGGTGATGGTCGGCATCAAGACCGACTTCACGCTGTCCGTTCTTCAGGAGCGCTTCGCGGACAGCGGCCAGATCGCGATGGTCGGATGGCTGAGGGCCGACGTGGCCGTGGCCCGTCCCGCCGCGCTGGCGCGCATCATTGGAATCATCCCGTGATGCTGGTGTCTCCGTCCATCGAACGGCGCGCGGCGGCGGAGATCCGCCGCGACGGCCGTCGCCTGGAGGGCTACGCGGCCGTGTTCAACGTCGAGGCCCGCGTGGCCGACTTCGTCGAGACGGTCGCGCCCGGCGCATTCACCGCGTCGCTGGCCGATGGGCGCGACATTCTCGCGCTGGTCGACCACGACGCGCGCGCGGTCCTGGCGCGCACGCGCTCGGGCACGCTGCGGCTGGCCGAGGACTCGCGCGGCCTGGCGTTCAGCCTCGACGTGCCGGACACGCAGCCGGGCCGCGACGCGCTCGCTCTTGCCGAACGCGGCGACCTGGGCGGCGCGTCGTTCGGCTTCCGCATCCCAAAGGGCGGCGAGCGGTGGGACGGCAACCGCCGCACGCTCGCCCGCGTCGAGCTACTTGAGATCAGCGTGGTAAGCTCGTTCCCGGCGTACGCCGAGACCAGCGTGTCGGCTCGCTCGCGAGACGCGGCCGAGCGCGCGCGCCTCGCGCTGAGGGTGAGGCTCGCATGACCCTTCGTGACCGGCTCGCCGACATGATCCGCCCGCGCGAGGCGCGCGCGCTGACCCTTCAGTCCCTCGGGCTTGCGCCGGCGCTGTCATCCGCAGGCGTCAGCATCAACACGACGAGCGCGCAGCAGGTCGCGGCGGTATCCGCTGCGGTCGATCTGATCGCCTCGCAAATGGCCGCCCTGCCGGTGCTGGTCTATCGCCGCGATCGGGACAGTAGCGTCGAGCTCGCCGATCATTCGGCGGCGCGGCTGCTCGCCAACCCAAACGGCTGGATGACCGGGACCGATCTTCGCGAGTGGCTAATGCGTCAGGTCCTGCTGTTCGGCAATGGCCTGGCCGAGCTCGTGCGTGACGACGCCGGCGCCGTGGTCGAGATGATCCCGCACCCGTGGCCCAACGTGACGGCGCTTCTGGTCGACGGCCGCCGCCTGGTCTTCGACGTGATCGAGACCGGCGGCAACCTCGGCGGCTCCGGCCGAAAGCGCCGGCTGCTCCCGGGCGAGTACCTGCACTTGCGCGACCAGTCCGACGACGGGATGCTTGGCGTCCCGCGCATCTCGCGATGTGGGCAGGCCATTGGGGTTGCCCTCGCCGCGCAGGAGTTCTCCGCGTCCTACTACCGCAACGGCGCGCGCCCCTCGGGCGTGCTTTCGCTCGCGACTGCAACCGGCCCGCAGACGCTCGCCCGGCTGCGCGAGAACCTGGACGCCGTGCATGCCGGCCCGAGCAACGCGGCGAAGGTGCTGATCCTGGACAGCGGCGCCGAGTTCAAGCCGATCAGCGGCACGCCGGAGCAATCCGAGCTCGTCGAGGCGCGGCGGTTCAGTGTCGAGGAAGTCGCGCGCGTGTTCGGTGTGCCGCTGATCTTCCTGATGGCGATGAGCGAGCAGAACTACGCCGCGGTGGCGCGCGCCTTCGAGCTGCTGGCGACGCAGACGCTCGCGCCCTGGTGCGTGAAGCTGGAAGGTCTGCTGACCCGCGCGCTGTTCTCCGACGAGGCGCGCGCGTCGCACAGCGTCGTGATCGACCTGAGCGGGCTCACGCGCGGCGACTTCGAGGCACGGTGGCGCGCTTGGAAGATCGCGCGCGAGACGAACGTGCTCACGTCCGACGAAATCCGCGAGGCCGAGGGCTACGGACCGATGGCCGCGCCTGCGATGGCGGGGGTAGCCAATGGCTGATCGTCGTATACGCCCGCAAATCGAGCCCTTGGTGTTGAACGCCAGCGAGACGTCGAGCCTCATCGGGAAGTCGCTGACGTGGTTCAACGAGAACCGGGCGGCGCTGGAAGCTGCGGGCTTCCCGGCGCCTGTCGGGCCACTCGGAGGCTGGTACAGGGTCGCCATCGTCCGCTGGCTTGATGCTCAGACGGGGCATGTGCCGGCCGGGCCAGATGCTGATCGCGATGCATGGGTGAGGGCCGCTCATGGCTGATGTCCGCATCAAGGTTCGACACCTGGTCGCGAAGCGGATGGGGAACGGCGCGACGGTCTATTACTGGCAGCCGAGCCGCCTGCTTCGCCGCAACGGTTTTGCTCCGCAGCGGGTTGCGCGAGCGACCAACGCGCTCGCCGACGCGATCCGCGAAGCTGAGGCGCTCAATGTCAGCGTCGACCGTTGGCGGGCCGGCGACCACAAGAAGCCGATCGCGCCGGAGACGATGCCATGGCTTATCCGTCAGTACCAGCAAAGCGCGGACTGGCTCGACCTGCGACCGTCGACGCAGCGCGGTTACCGGCAATGCTTCAATGCGATCGAGGCGTGGTCGCAGCGCGCCGGCGATCGGCCGCTGTCGGCGTTGACGAAGCGCGCGTGCGTCGAGTTCTACGACGGGATGGCGAAGACGCCGGCATGGGCGGGCTCGGTCGCACGCGTTCTCCGGCTGCTGCTGAGCTTCGCGGATCGCAAGGGCTTCCTGGAGCGCAACCCCGCAGCCGACATGAAGATTCGATCGCTCCGCCCGCGTGACGAAGTTTGGACGGACGACCAGATCACCGCCCTGTGTGCGAAGGCCGACGAGCTCGGTCGCGCTTCGATCGGCCTGGCCGTCCGCATCGCGGCAGGAACGGCGCAGCGCGAGGGCGACGTCATCGCGCTGACGTGGAGGGCCTACGACGGATCGTCCCTGCGGGTTCGGCAGTCGAAGACCCGCTGGCATGGCGTCGTTCCGCTGCTGGCCGAGCTCAAGGTGGCGATCGACGCGACGCCGAAGACGGCGACGACGATCGTGGTGGCGGAGTCGACGGGCAGGCCCTACCGGGCCGATCACTTCCGGCACGAGTTCGCCAGGGTGCGAGACGCGGCCGGCATCCCGCAGAAGCTCCAGTTTCGCGACCTGAGGCGGACCGCCGCCGTCGCGCTCGCCACGGCGGGATGCACACTGCCGGAAATCGCCGCGATCGGCGGCTGGTCCATCGATCGGACGGCGCGAATCCTCGAAACCTACGTGCCCCGGAACGAGACGATGGCCCGGGCCGCCGTCGCGAAGCTCGAAGAGCATCGGCGACGGAACGCAGACAGTACGAAAGTTGGAAGTTGACCTTTGAACCCGGAGGTAGCGAGTTGGAAGTTGTCGCGTCGTTCACAGGCTAAGTCATTGATCCGGAATGGTGGGCGCTATAGGGCTCGAACCTATGACCCGCTGATTAAGAGAAGCGACTAGCCCCTTTACGATCAACACGACTTCCAACCGCCACCCCGGCCGAAGCCAGCCGGACGCCTGGTGGAGTTGGAACGACCATGAAGACCACGCAAACGAAAAACCCCGCCCCGGCGGCAACCGGGAGCGGGGCAAATTCGAAGACCACGAAACGGGAGCGAAGCTACGGCAGCCGGGCGCGCGGTGTCGAGTCCATAGTTTCGCGCGGTGCCGACGCCGACGGGATCGAGCGCTCCGTGGCGCTTCTCCTGGAGCACAACGACATGTGGCCGACGTTCGGGCGCGGGGCGTTGCTGTTCCTCGGGTCGCGCGGTCGCTTCTGGTCGCCGGAGGGACTTTGTGTCCTGCCGGACCACGAGACCGGCGAGCCGACGCAGAACGTCAGGCACTTCGCGAAGGTGCCTGGCGGCGGCGTGCGGCTTTGGACGACTGCGGCGGCCGTGGCCTACCAGTCTGAGACAACGCTTGAGGCTTGGCGCCAGCTTCGGGCCTATCCGGTGCTTGGCTTCACGACGCCGCTTTCGCCGGACTTCTACCGGCTGCTCCAGGCGCGCGCCGCCGGCGGTGGCGCATGACCAGGCAATTCATGTCCGACGAGATCGGCGACCTGGCGCGGCGCCTGAACGAGAACGCCGAGGCGGTCACGGTGGCGCTCCTCGGCGATCCGACGATCCGGGGCCGCATCGACCTGCGCTTTGGCCGCAAGGGCTCGCTGGCCGTCGTGGTTCACGGCGACCGGCGCGGCCTGTGGCGCGACCACTCGGCGGACCAGGGCGGCGACATGCTGAAGCTGATCCGCCGCGAGCTCGGCGGTGACTGGCGCGCTGCCTGCGAGTGGGCCCGCCGCTTCCTCGGCGATCCGAGCTCGTGGCGTCCCGTGCGCGCGGCGCCGGTCGTGCGTGACGTCCCGTTGCGCTGGAGCGAGCGCGCGGAAAGCATCTGGCGTTCGGCGGACCCGCTGCTTGGCACGCTGGCCGACCGCTACCTCGAGAATCGTCTCGGCGAGAGCTGGCCGAGCATCAGGGAGACGGTCGCCGAGGCCGACGCGCTCCGGTTCATGCCGGCGCGCGGCGAGCGGGCGCCGTCGATGGTCGCTCGTGTGACGGACGCGAAGACCAAGGAGCCGCTGACGCTGCACTTCACGCGGCTTGCACCGGACGGCTCGAAGGTGCAGGACGGCAGGCCCGCGAAGCTGCTGCTGTCGGGACACGCCAAGATCGGCGGCGTGGTCCGCCTGGTCGCCGATGCGAACGTGACCACGGGACTCGGTATCGCGGAGGGCATCGAGACCGCGCTCGCGGTGCTCGGGTCGGGCTGGTCGCCAATGTGGGCGTGCGTCGATGCGGGCAACGTCTCGGCATTCCCGGTGCTGTCCGGTATCGAGGCGCTGACCGTCTTCGCCGACCACGACGAGGCGGGCCTGCGCGCGGCGAACGCGGTAGCGAAGCGCTGGCGCGACGCCGGCCGCGATGCGGCCATCGCCGCACCCCCAACCGTCTCCTCCGACTGGTGCGATGGGAGGGCAGCATGAGCCTCGACATCATCGATATCCGTTCGCCCCTGGCGGCGGCCGATCGCGCATGGTCGCGCAACACCTATGGCGCGACCGATGGCATGGTCTGGGGCGACGAGCTCAACGACGCCGACATTCGTGCCGATTGGCTGGTGAAGGGGCTGATCGAGCGCCAGTCGTTGTTCGCCATCTACGGGCCGCCGAAATCGGGCAAGACGTTCGTGGCGACTGACCTCGCGCTTCATCTGGCGACCGGCCGCGACTGGTTCAGCCGGAAGGTGAAGGCGCCGGGTCTCGTGGTCTACGTCGCGGGCGAGGGCATCGGGGCGGTCAAGCGGCGGGTGCTGGCACACCGCCGCGATCACGGTCTAACCGGCCGCGACCTGCGCAACTTCGCCATCGTCACCAGCCCGCTCAACCTGATCGACGCGACGAGCGTCGACGACCTGATCGAGAAGGTGAAGGACGCGGAGCGCCGTTGCGGCCAGAAGGCGGCGCTCGTGGTGATCGATACCCTCGCCCGCGCCATCCCCGGCGCCGACGAGGACCGGGCGGCCGACATGGGCCTAGCGGTGTCCGCGGCCGACCGCATCCGCGAGGAGACCGGCGCCGCCGTGGGCGTCGTGCACCACAGCGGGAAGGACACGTCCCGAGGGATGCGCGGCTCGAACGCCTTGCTTGGCGCCGTCGATGCTGCCTTCGCCGTCGAGCGGGACAAGGGCGGAATGTCCCGCTTGTCCCTCGAAGCGCAGCGCGACGGAGACGGCAACTTCGCCGTCGCATTCGAGCTCCGCCCAGTCGAGCTCGGCACCGACGACGACGGCGACCCCGTCATCTCGTGCGTCGTGGTGCCGACGGACGCCGCATTTGTGAGCAGCGGGCGGCGCAAGATGACCGAGGCGCAGAAGAACGTTCTGGACGTCCTGACCGACGCCCTGGCGCGAAGCGGGACAAATGTCCCGCCTGACCCGCATGTCCCGCTCGGCGTCGTCGGCGTGACGGAAGGCGCGTGGCGCGATCACTACTACCAGCGATGCGCCGACGACCTGCCGGATAGCCGAAAACGCCGATTTCGCAGGGCAGTAGATGAACTTATCGCATGCGGGACCATCGCGAAGTGGGGCGAGTGGGTATGGCTCACCAAGCGAACGGGACACGGGACATGACGGGACAAAGGCGGGACATGTCCCGGCTGTCCCGGCGGGACGGGGGGGCGGGACAAGCGGGACACACCCCTATAGGGGTGTCCCGTTGTCCCGTCCCGTCCCGACAGCGCATCAGGAAAGGGGTCCCCCATGCCGCGTGACCGGGCAAGGTACTCGACCGCGTGGTGGCAGAAGCTTCGCCTCGCAGTGCTGGCGCGCGAGCCGCTATGCCGGTCATGCGCAACCTCGGGTCGGGTCACGCCCGCGACCGAGCTCGACCACATCGTGCCCGTTGCGAAGGGCGGCACGGACGACGTGTTGAACCTCCAGCCGCTATGCCGCGCGTGCCACGAGACCAAGACGCTCGCGGACGTGGGCGCCGCGCCGCGCGGCTGCGATGCGCGCGGGCTGCCGAGCGACGGCCGCCACTGGTGGAACGCAGGTGCAGCAATTTTAGGCAGCCCTAAGCATCAGACCACCTCGCCCGGCTCGCGCAGACTTACCCCGGCCGCCACGACGCCCCGCCGGACTCGCCCGGAGCTCGCCTGATGGGTCTACGTGGGAAGGGAGCGGTGACGCTAGCCGCCGGCACGCGCCGCGCCTCGGCGGCCCGCAAATCGAGCCGGCGGCACGTCTGGCAGAAGCGCGGGCTGACGCGGGCAGAACGGGTGGCCGCCTTTGTGGAATCGCTGCCGGTCACGTCCGGTCCGCTCGCGGGGCAGCGGTTTCGGCTGCTGCCCTGGCAGCGCGAAGTCATCGCGCGCGTCTACGCGACGGACGAGAGCGGGCGCCGCATCGTGCGCCAGGCCGTGATCAGCATGGGCAGGAAGGGCGGAAAAACCGGCTTCGTCGCCGCGCTCGCGCTGGCCCATCTGTGCGGTCCCGAGGCGGAACCGCGCGGGCAAGTCGTCTCGGCAGCCGTGACACGCGAGCAGGCCGCCTTGATCCACGCGGAGATGGGCGCCGCGATCGCGGCGACGCCGTGGCTGGCCGAGCGATGCAACGTGAAGAGGTTCACCAAGGAGATCGACGACGCGGAGAATGGCAGCGTCTACCGGAGCCTGGTCGCCGACGCCCGCGCGGTGCATGGGCTCAACCCGTCCGTCTGGATCTTCGACGAGCTCGCGCAGGCACCCAATCGCGAGTTGCTGGACGCGCTCGCGACCGCGACGGGCGCGCGTGCGGAACCATTGGGCCTGGTCATCAGCACGCGCTCGCCCGATCCGCTCTCGCCCCTTGAGGAGTTGATCGACTACGCCCGGCAGGTCGACGCCGGCGCGATCGTCGATCCGAGCTTCGCTGGCTTTGTCCACAGCGCGCCGGCCGACTGCGCGCTCGACGACGAGGCGGCGTGGCTTGCTGCCAACCCTGGCTTGCCGCACGGGCTCCCGCGCATTGACGAGCTTCGCGCGGCAGCGGCGCAGGCGAAGCGCATCCCGAGCTCGGCGGCGAGTTTCCGCGCGCTACGGCTCAATCAGCCGGTGGCGGCCGATGCGCGCTTCATCGGCCCTGCCGATTGGGCTGCCTGTGCCGGCGCGGTCGACCAGGCCGAGCTTGACGGCGCGGCGTGCTTTGTCGGGCTCGACCTGTCGAGCGTTCAAGACATCACGGCCGCATGCGCCTACTTCCCGGATTCGGGCGCCGTGCTGGTGCGGGCCTGGCTGCCGGCCGAGGGCATTCGCGATCGCGCGCTGCGCGACCGCGCGCCGCTCGACCTATGGGCCGACGCCGGCGTGCTGACGCTGATTCCCGGCCGCGTCATCGACAAGCGGGTGGTAGCCCGCGACCTGGCCGAATGGCTCGCACCATTCGCCGTTCAGACCGTCGCCTATGACCGCTGGGGGATGGCCGAGCTCGCCGCCGCGCTCGATGCCGAGGGCGTCCGCCTGCCGCTGGAGCCTTTCGGGCAGGGCTACAAGGAAATGGCGCCGGCAGTGGACTCGCTCGAACGATTGGTGATCGCTCACGAGCTCGCACACGCGGGAAACCCGCTGTTGACCTGGTGCGTGTCGAACGTCGCCATCGAGACCGACCCGGCAGGCGGGCGGAAATTCTCGAAACGTCGCGCCATCGGCCGCATCGATGCGGCGGTCGCGCTCGCGATGGCTGTCGGTGTCGCCGCTCGCGATGCGGGGCCGCAGGAGGTGCCTTCATGGGTCGGAACCGTGCTCGCCTTGTGACGTGATCCGAATAACTCAACGTGATGAGTCTTGACCGCGGGAGCATCCACTGTCAAAAATGCGCCCAATGAATTGGACGCTCACCGAATCAGATTTTGGGTTGGCTTGGATGAGCATCAGCGAGCTTACCGACGTGGCGGGCGGCGAGCCGGCTTGGACTCGCAGCCTACAAAATTGGACAGATCGCGGGTTGATCGCGGTTCGGCAGGCGAAAGGCGCCGAGCGTAAGTGGCGGAAATTTTCTCTGACGAACGCGATTGAGCTCATGGTGATTTACGACATCAGCAACAGCGGAACGCCCCTCGCCATCGCGGCCAAGGTCGCGCGCGAGCTCGTCCGCCGGGCCAAGCGTAAGGTCGTTGAGGGAGTGGATTGGGCGCACGAAGACGACGAGTGCGAGTTTGTCTATCGAGTTCTGCCTGACGGAGCGATCCGGGGCCGGTACATGACCGCCGACCAGATCGGCAAGAACTTCACCACGACCGGCGGGCTTAAGCACGAGCTCGGCGGCGGCACGCGCACCGAGGTGCGACTGTACTCCGCCGACTACAACCTGCGCCGGCTGCTGGAGCGATACCTTGAGTGTCGCGACGCGCACCAGCGAGCGAACCAATGAACGTTTCCCCGCCCCCGGTTCTGCGGCCGTGCCGGCCGGCCGAGCGTCCCAAGCGCCCCTCAGATTGCGGGCGGGGTTGTCATCCGCAGGAGCAAGGGGCGCGAGCCGGCAGCCTTCGAACCAGCGCGCGGCCGCGCTGCAAGCACTCGCCCCGGATGTACGGGCGCGCGCAGGCCGCATCCCCCCCCTCGCCCCTCGTGAGACGGGCGCCTTCCCAACTGATGGAGATTTTACCCATGCTGACCATGCCGGCGC